TCATCATTGTCCGTGAATTAGAGCGGAGACCGCGGGCAAGGATGCCCATATACATCACGTTCAGAGAGTAAATATCGTAAACGTGATAGGTCTCCGCGAAATCACACTTTATTTCATCCTCGCATGTAGCCAAAGCGTATGCGAGGAAAGTTAGTTTTTTGTTGAGTCATCATTCTCAAATATCTCGTTAATCTCAGCCTGGATCTCCGTGATAGAGAGATAACCCTTTTGCTTTTTGATGTGATCCTTAAACTTCTTAACGACCTTTTCATCCATAAAGATGCTCCGAAGGACATCCTCGATTAAAAAAACCGCGTCCTGATCGTCAGCTTTCATGAGATTTGAATAAGTCTGTAAAAATTCAAGATCATCACCAAGATTGTCGTTTATCTTGCACTTAAAACCGCTTTTTGTTGTGATATCTTTCATGATTTATCCCCCTTTGTTATTAGCCGCTTACCTGAGCCTTTTTGATGTACTCATAGTGTGTATAACCCGATGCGTCAGGTGTGCACTTAAGAGTAGTACCAAAGCCAGTTGCGTCAGAGTCGTTGTATACGATATCATCGATTGCCGAAGTCTTTGCATAAGGAATACATATACGCTGCTTTGTGTTGTTACGTCTCAGCATATCGATGATGATAGATACTTCGGGAACATCCTCGGATGATACCTGGATGCTTAAGCCGTTCGTAAGATCTCCGGAAACATTGTTCTTGCCATACACAAATTCAAGAACAGCCTGATTAAGAGACTCGATAAGAGTAAACTTATAGGTATCGTCCTTGCTTGTGATGGTTGTTAAAACAGTATCGCCGCCCCAAGCCTTAACATCGTTGCTCTCGATGTTGGTTGAGTTCGTGATGCCATCGCTTGACACATATCCAAGGTCCTTAAAGACCGTAGTATCAATAGCTGTATCGGTATCGGTAGGAAGTGTTGCACCTGCTGTACCAACGTAAATAGCACCCGCAATAGGCGGTTTTGCCGCACTTACATTCTGTGCATTAGCCATTTTTTTAATCCTCCTCGTAATATGTAATGTCATACACCGCTTGATATCTGTACTGCTTCTCAAAGGTGTAATTGTAGCTTGCATTTAATTCGACACTTGAAATCTCTGGCAAGGTTATTGCTGCAAGCATTGCCGTTTTTACTCTTTTATTGAGCAAGGCCGCCTTATAAAGGCTTTCTTCGTAAGATTGCACGATGATCGTTGGATGAGCGATATGACCGCTTTCTCCTCCGCCTGTTTTCTCTACAATCACAAATGCTTTAGGCGCGTCCTTGGGTACCTCCGCAAAAGCGGGTACATCAAGCACATTATTCAGATATGCAATAATAATACTTTCAATCATTTGCCTCTCACCGCCTTAAGTATTGTGTTGTATTTCGCATTCTTTCTCTTTGCGTAAACTGTGTCAGCATGTACCGATATGTGAGCACGATACTTACCGATTAACGTATCATAAGAAAAGCCGGGGCCACATTGAGCCACGGCCTTTTGCGCGATACTTTCGCATTCTGCCACAATCTCATCAGATTTAAGCAGCTCTTGAATGCCCTCATCGTTTAATTCAACCTTAGATATCTTCATAACTCTCGCAATATACCTTTTTATGCCAAGGCATTGAATAATGGATATTTTCTTCAATACCGGTCATCGGTGTTCCAAACGTCTTGCAATTATGGGTTTTACCATAGGCATCGACCCAAGAGATTTTTTTATTTTCCCAATTATGAGTATCTCCCTTTGGTATTCCCAAGGTGTATTGGATCCTTTTTCCGTAAAGACTTATCGCGGAATTGATCTCCTCAGTTTCGGGATATCCTATGAGCACATTGTCAACAGTTATCGGATTTTCCGTCTCAATAGGGGAGCCAAAAGGGTCCGTTCCTGTCTGTGTTGTCTCATATAGGGTTATAGTTGTTCCTTTGATCCTTGCCATGTGTATAAAGCCCCTATCTGCTGTGTTAAAAGCCCTAACTTCTTAAGGTCGTTATTCATGATTGAGTTTGCAATACCGCCTCCGGGCACGGCATAAGTACCGCTCCAGGAATAACCCAAAGCAGATTGACTCTCTTGCGTCATCGCATCGCCCTCAGTCGTCTGACGGAGCACACGGACAACAACATCAACGGTCACGATCTTAACCACGCTTGCATAAGCAGGATCGTCTGTAACCATTTCATCAATATCTTTTCCGACACCCTTTGCGATGACCCTTAACTCATCAGAAACGAGCGGAAGTAATGCCTCCGCCCGTGATGTTTCTGACTGTGTTAGAGGTCTCCACAATGTCGCTATATCTTCGACAGTTGCAAAAGCACTCATTTCTTTTTCGCACCTTTCTTTGTTGTAGGCTTTTTAACGGGTTTTTCCTCGGCCTTTACTTCCTCAACGGGCTTTTCATCAAGCCTTTTTAAGTGAGGAGCAAAAACCTCGGATCTGACCTCGATTTCAGTGCCTGTGAGTGTGTTTAAGTACCTCATAAGCATCAACCGCTTATCTGGCCGGCGGTAATGATTGCGAATGCGTTAGGATCAAGGATACCCCAACCGATATAAGCCTCACCACGGAGATATACCTGATTGTGTCCCTTAAGATCGCCTGCTTCGCTGTTGTCGGGATTACCATACTGGATAACCTCGATAGGCATATCCTTTGCAATGCCCCACTTGAAGTAGTCTGCAAAGTTACCTACGATTGCTCTATCATCGCCAGAGTTGAAGGATACTGTGCTATTAGCATCGAAGGGTAAACCGTTAAGCTGTCCTACGGTTGCGCCCCATCCAAGCTCAGGGAATAAAAGCTCATCTCCGCTACCCTTTTTGAGATTTGCGAGAGCGGTCTTGAATGCAGGGGATGCTGCAAGACCATTTACCTCATGCTCATTAGCCTCAACGAGTCCGATTGCATCCACTACGTTATCCTGAGGGGTGCTCGAGTTGTAGGATACTTTCTGAGATACGAGAGCATCGAAATATTTGTTAGCAAGGGAGCTTGCAACCTGTTTGGATCTCGGATCAACACCATGGAAAGCCATGATATCAAGACCTCTTGCGAGTTTCTTTGCGAAGCCCTCAGAGAAAGCCTGTAAATACTGGATCCTCTTTTCTTCTGATGCATACATAAATTCATCAGATACACGCATACCATACTCAACCTTGACCGGTGTCATGTTAACAGGTGCGACAGTTCCGCCGCCATTACTCTTTGCTGCATTCTCTGCTACGAGTGCAACCTCGCCATCGAAGTTGAATGTAAATACGTCCTTACCTACGAAAGGTACAGGGGTTGTGCCCGATAAACGAGCAAGAGAAGATTTGCCTCTTACGAGGTTAATCATCTGATCTGCTAATTCTACGGGGAATAAAGATCCCTTGGAAATTGTTGCTGCCATTTTAAATTCCTCCATTAAGTTTGATTGGCATCAAGTGCAGCCAACATAGTTGCATAAGCTGCATTGATACTATTATTGTTGTTTCCGGCAACTTCGTTTGTTTTTAACGGAGGCGCGCTCTTGGGTGTGATGAGAGAAGCAAAAGACTCAGCATCTTTCTTGAGTTCTTCTTCATTGGTACCTACAAGCCGTCCCGCTAATTCAAGCGGTATGCCATTTTCATTAGCGATACGCGTTTTCATCAATGATGTTTCCGCTTTTGTCGCCCTTTGAGTTAAGTCCGAAACGACCTGATCGTGATTTGCCGCTTTTTCCTTGAAGTCCTTGATCTGAGTTTCATAATCACTCTTGATCTTCGATACTTCATCCGGGCTTACATAATCCTTGAAACGTTCCTCCGTTTCACGGGTATTCCTTTCAAGCCTTTTCTGGATGAGCTTGTCAAATTCTTCCTGGGTTTCGATTACCTTAAATTCACTCATTTTGTTTTCCTCCTCTTTTACCGCCGAGTGTGCGTAATTTATATCAAGGCAAATGCCTTAATAGCTTATAGACTGTCTTGGCACAATGTCCTTTGTAATAGCACATGCCCAAAACGCAAGGATGACGCTATCCATTACGGATATGTCGTAAGTTTCAACCAACGATTGATATCCAAATCCACCATTTGAGCCGATAGGCCGTTTTTGGCAATTCGTGACCACGTTCCTTAGGCCATCTTGTCCGCTGTGGCATATTGTCTTTGCAAAGATTGCTTGCTCAAACTGTGCGTTCGCCGATATGATCTCTTTGACAGTCGGTAATATAGGCTTTTTCAGCCCTTTTTCTCGCATCGCATCTGCAAGTATCTGTTGACCGTTTGCACCGTCAATAACGATCTTTTCGACCTTTGGATTACTTATGTAATCAAAAAGCCAGCGCGTTCCCGCCCTGACTGTCACACAATCAATCGTTTCAATAAAGATTTTTCCGTCTGTGGTCTTAGATGCAATCGACATCGAGACATTCTCACCATCGCGCCCGTACTTAATACCGATGTACCTTTTATCCTCGAGTTTCGGCATCTTATCAACCTTAAGGATGTCCCATTCTGCTTCGCTTATAACGGATTTCTGATTATATGAAACCCACAAGCCAAGTCGTTGAATGTTAAAATCAATCTTGTCGCCCGATGTCTCGCCTAAGATATTGCGCTCTGTTAATATGTGCCCCAATGAGGGATTATATTTATACCACAGCTCAGGATCACGGATGTCATCGGCCATTTCCGGGATAGACCATTCAGCCCATCCAGTATATTCAGCCTTGCCATCGATGATGCTTTCACGGAGCCTTGCAAACACATCGCCACCCGATATTTCTGTCGGCGGGGTTCCGACAAGGATGGTTTGAGGGTTTTTTGATGCGCTGACAGTATATGTCAATGCAGACTCTTGCTTTGATGTGTACTCTTGGGCCTCGTCTATAACAAGAAGGTCGAAGCCCTCACCAAGTCCACCATTATTTGTGCGAGTCCTAAAATCAATTATCCCGCCATCCGATATTTCGATGTGTTCAAGTCCATATTGTTTAGATGCAAAAAAGGAATTGGGAGGCATCACTTTCTTTTTCTTTGAATGCTCCTCATATCCTGCCTTTTTTAAGAGTGTAAATAATCTAACAAAGGCATCGTGTGAAGTTGTCGTCCTGTGTGCCGTGTGACATATTTTTTCTTTAAGGTTTACAATTCCCTCAAATTCACGTGCTGCAAGGATTTCGCCCTTTCCGTTACGACGACTCACACAGATGCCATATTTCATATATTTCCAGAGATCACCCTCGGTTGCCATGATGCCTTTGATCTGCATCTCTTGCCATTCCATCAAGGCTTGCGTGGTACTCTTATAAAGGTCTATTGCATCTTGTCCTTTTGTAGCTTTGTACTCGACATTAGTAAAAGAGGGGTTTTTACATCCCTCTTTCATTCCTTAACCTCCGAGTTTTTTTGTTTCAGCAATGCGCTTCTTCTTAATGCGGCCATCAATATAAGTTTCTAAAATACCATTGTCCACATCCTTCGCAGTTGCTTGCTGCCATTGTTGCTTTCGCCTCAATGCCTGCTTGTATATAGAGTCGGCCTCTAAGCTACTAAAGCCCGCATCTCTTAATTTTTGTTTCAAGCGATCCTTTTCGCCATTCTCGATGACTGATTGCCGCTCTTGCTTTGACATCACGGGTCTGCCCCGGATATCCTTGCGCTGTTGAAGCTCGGCAGGTGTCGCTTGCCATTTGGTTTTTGTCCATACATTCTGCCGTGTCTTTCCGTCCTGGTACGTAACGGCGCACCGGCAAAACTCATGCCGAGCAAATATCTGCATCTCATCGAGCTTATATCTGTCGTATTCATAAGATCCCGCTTTGCTTGAACACCATGCACAGCATTTATGAGCTGCCGTTCTTATGATCTTGACGGATAACCCTGCCTCGGATCGCGCCTCGGCATTCGCTCTGATGTAATCATCAAAAAAGGCCTCGGTGTTATTGACGATTGCTTCGCCTAACCATTGGAGGCCGTTGTCACATATTTTATCTATTAGCCCATTTACACGTGCCTCGGGGAAGTCCGCTTTTACGGCCTTAAGACCGATGCCACTATCAACAATGCTCTGTATCTCTGCCGCATTCTCATTTACAAGATCATAATTGACGATCAATGCGGGCTTAACGGTCCTATCTGCAATGTTGAAATACATCACACCATCAGGGAGATTATCTTCGGTCAATGTCGTTCGCAAGGCATCTGACAAGCATTCTCCAAGCGATTGAGCGTAATCATGACCATCGATAAGCTCTGCCGTTCCGTTTTGGATTTTTTGCATTATACGTGCCACTCGTCTATCGCGCATCATATTGTTTTGAAATTTCAGCGTGATTTCTTCATTGAGCACAGGTACAACATCGCTCATACATTAAATCCCCGTAAGTTCAAAGATTTTATCCTCTGTCAGATATTCGGGATAAGCTGTGTTAATCTTTCCGATCGCATCGCCTATGGATCCAAACATCGATACATCAGCAGGGAATACAGGCATCCATACCGGCTTAGTCGCCGTTATCTGATTGCGCCTATATTTATAGTTATCACGGATGCAAGCTGCTAAGAAGCCCGCATTTAAAAAGCCCGTGTCAAAGGTCTTTTGCGCTTTCTTTGCGGTAAGTCGTAAGTTTTCATGCTGTGCTTTTATCGCATCATAGCTTGACGGGTTGCTCTGGGGAAATCCAAGATCATCCAAAGTCAATCCAACTTCTCCGGCAAAGAGCGATGCAAACATCCTTAACTGATCTACGTGAGGGGACATGCTCTGCTGTGAAAACTGTCCTAACTTAACGTGATCCGCGCCGTCTTGGTTTAACGTAAATTTCATCATCGCAGACATTGCCGCTGTCCATTTGTCAAACTGGACGGCATTGTCATCGACACCCGTTGCCCATTTCTGAGGGAATGAGTAAAATTCAGCCGATATCTCGGATCTCTTGATTGTCCTTAATGCGCTTGATACATAACTCATACAAGCGCGGCTTATTCTCGAATGACCAAATTCCCTGACTGCATCGGGTCTGAATACTACCGGTACTAAGCAAGGATACGGAGCCTTATTGGGTCTTGTCTCAACAAGTTTGCCGTTTTCGTAATATGCCGTGTATTCGTATGTAAAATATGCCTCTTTGGTCGGATTGTGGTTCGCATCTCTTTCAAGGACCGCATATCCTTCATTGAGCATGTATGTGCTTGTGTCGAGGATCCCGGTTGCATTGCCGCCATCTATCACCTGCAACTTGGGATATCCCGTCTCATCTTCGGTGATATAAATAAAATCACAGGCCGAGATCAATGCACCAAGGATTGCCGAGTTAAACAGCACATCCTTATTGTTGTTATCATATATGCCCTGGATGTCAAAGAAGTCATCTTTATACTCCATGAAGTTGAGCCTATCAGCCAGAGCATCAACACCTTTGCCACACCATCCGCATACACCTTGGAAATACTTAAGCTCAGGCGGAGACGATATGCCGAAATCAAACATGATATTCTTAGCTTCATAATACACGTAGCGCAATAATACCCTTGTGCGTTTCATGTTTAGCTTGTTTTGTAAATACGGTATACCTTTGTAATTCACGGCCTTTTCCTTTCATTGACCAACTCGGTCAAATTTTGCGAGATATCTCCACA